TTAATAAAACTCTATACCCGTAATCTTCAATGAGTTCTGGCGCTTCCCTTTAATTCCTTTTACATATTCAAAATGAATGTTTTTGATTGCCATCTTTATGAATTCAGTTTTTAACTCATCTTCCATTAATTCCCAGCCGTTTAGCAATGAATACTTGAAATTTTTAATCTTCTCATAGTTAAAAGTCTTACCCTTATCATTATCCTTGCGCTTTTCATACTCATGTATTTCTTTGTCAATACGACTTATTATTGGAAAAGCTTCATCCTTATCCATCATACCTTCTATAAAAAGTGTTTGACATCTAGCGCGTTCTTTTCGCAACTTTTCAATATCGATGCCGACATCTTCTATTTCTTTAGGTTGGTTTTCGATTTTATATGATGTTAAATCAAATTGTTTTAGATAATTGTAAAATTGTTTTAAAACCTCGCCTTCGTCGATGTTACATGCATTTTTATTTTTAGTATTTTTGCAGTTAGAACAAAAGTATAGTTTAGAATACCAAACTTCTTTATTTTTAGGCGTATGCTTGACTGTGTTTAAAGTCAATTTCTGGTTACAGTTTGGACATAATAGTTTACTTCTGAAAATAGCGTTATGTTTTACGATTGTAGAGTTAGTTTTTTCACTTATCCTTAATTTTATTTCTTCGTATTCTTCTTCACTTATAATAGCTTCGTGGGTGTTTTCGACGAATATGTCACCGAAAACAAGATGACCTCTAGCTACCGGACTCGTTAGAGCATTGCCTATAACTGATCTGTGCCAGTTTTTACCTAAGGGTGCTTTGTATTTAGAGTTGTTCAATTTTATAGTTATTTCTCTTAAACTAGTACCTTTTTTCGCTTCTTCTACTGCAAATCGTAATACTTTTTTATATTCATTAGGCACAAATTTATCATTTACTCTGTCGTAATAGAAAGGAGGGACAGTTTTAGCTAACCCTTTTCTAGCTGATGCGCGTCGACCCATTGCAGTACGCTCTTGAATTGTAGTACGCTCCCACTCTGCCATAGCACCTACTAATGTTACGAACAAACGTCCCATAGCAGAAGTTGTGTCATATACTTCTGTTGCGCTCCTAAACAACACGTTTTTATTCTCAAACAATTCTAGTATCTCTAGTAAGTCTTTAACACTTCGAGTTAATCGATCTAGTTTATAGACTAAAACCAAATCAAAATTATCTATTTCATTCAACATTTCTTGTAAAGCGGGTCTGTCTTTTTTAGCTCCGGAGTATCCAGCGTCAGTATATACTTTATGAATTTTCCAGTCGTTTATGTCGCTGTAAGCTCTTAATTTTCTTTCTTGTTCTTCGATAGAGTGTCCTTTTTCTTTTTGTTCAAGTGTACTCACTCTAGTATAAATTGCTACTTTCATGTGCTCCCTCCTCAAAATTGGCAAAAAATAATAAGGGTAGGCGGGCTACCCGTGATTTTAGTACTAGGTACTAAATGTGATATAATAAAATAAAAAGTAGGTGATGAAATGTGTGTAAAATTTACTGACGCAGAAATAGCTTATATAAAAGAATCAGTTGAAAATTATAGTAGTGAATTTGATATTTATGACGATGAACAAGAACTTAAATTAAAAATTTATGAACAAATTATGTTAAAAATCAAATCTGAATACAAGGATACCTATTTATTCCGTCTTATTAATTGATTTGGTATATTCTCTTAATATTTTTTCGTTTTCATCAACAATGTCTTTTAGTGTGTTTAAAAGAAAGTCACAATCACCTTTGGCTACTGCACCAGCTTGTGAATGGTTGATTATGTTTCTCATACTATACGCAATTTCTACCCGTTTTTTGGTTCTATAATTTACTTTACCTTCTTTAGTTAATTCTCCTAATAATTTTGTGTACATAGTTGAATCGGTGTCTTTATGTTTGATTTTATTAACTTTTTTTAATTTGATTAAAAACGTTTCTATAGCAACAGCAAAGGTTGCTGCAGCTGGCAAATACAATTCCCTTTTATAAGCTTGTAATCCTTGTTCTATTTGATAAGAAAAAGTTATATCATCAACAATCTCTTTCATACTATTTAAATCTAAGTGGTTGAACGGTTGTATTTCATCATGTGCTTTGTTTATCAATCTTTCTTTCGACTTCGATATCAATGTATTGTAATGATCGTTAGCTAATCTTTTGCCATAATTAAAAAATAAATCTAAATTGTTTTGTAATATTACGGTCCCGATATATTTTCCGTAGTAAATAGATGTGTAATAAATGTAATTATTAAAATCTAATAATCCGGATTGTTCTTCTACATACTTTTTAGAATCATATATGTATGAAGTAAAGTGTTTAGACAAATATTTGATATCAATATTACGAAAATTATATATTTCTTTTAATTTACTGTCATTTGAGATAACGACGATGCAAGGTTCTTCAAAAAAAGATTGATTTAGATAAAATATCGAAATCTTGTAATCGTCTTTTCTCATGAATGGGAAAGCTTCTGGATTGCTACTAAACTGATAATTGTATCTGTTTTCAACTACATATTTGTAGCCTTCTAAAAATTTACGCAAGTATTCTTTTAAAGTTTTATTTTCTTCCATCCCTCATCCTCCTCACGCCATATAGGCGTTTATTTCTTATATTCTTCTTCAACATACTTTTTTACTAAATATTCAAGAATAAGTTCGGTCATTAGATCGTTTTCTTCGTACTCTTTATGAAGTTACTTTATTCTTTGAATTAATTTAACTTATCGCCATCTATTTTTTGTGAAATAAATTCCAAGTATTTACGCGCATTATGTGACGATAAATCTTTAGGTAACTCATAAGTGAATGGTTGATTACCACTAGTTAAAACTTCATATACTATAGTTTCTTTTTTTATTTTGCAATTAGTTATTTTCATTATAAACTCCTTTTAAACACTGATGAAATAGACGTCTTTTATATTAAAGTGCCATATAGGCGCTATTAATCACAATACAACTTTGCCCATTACTTTAATATTACTAAACGAAGCGACTTTGATATCATCATACTTCGGATTTAGAGATACCAAATTAATATAGTCTTCGCATATATCTACACGCTTGATAAGACTTACTCCATCTAATACAACGAGTGCAATTGTACCATCTTTAATAGAATCTTCTTTCTTAATAAAAGCGTATGTTCCTTGTTTTAACATAGGTTCCATTGAATCACCATTAACTAAAATACAAAAATCAGCATTTGATGGCGTTTCGTCTTCTTTAAAAAATACTTCTTCATGCAATATGTCATCATATAATTCTTCTCCTATGCCAGCACCAGTTGCACCACATGCAATATACGATACTAGTTTAGACTCTTTATATTCATCTATAGAAGTGACTTTATTCTGTTCATCTAATTGCTCATTTGCGTAGTTAAGTACGTTTTTTTGTCTTGGAGGCGTGAGTTTACTGTATATGGAAGTGATGTCGTTTTTTTTATTATTTCTTGTAGGAAACAAATCATCGATACTGATATTTAAAATATGAGCAATTTCAAATAAATCATCTTGTTTAGGAGTTCTGTACCCTGTCTCATAATTTGAAATAGTAGCCTTTTTAGTGTTGAGTTTTTCTCCAAGTTGATCTTGAGTTAAGTTCAATTTGGTTCTATAGTATCTGATTTTATTGCCTATAAATTTCGCTAATTCTTTTTTATCCATTTTCTTACCTCCTTAAATTTACCTATAGTATAACCCAATTATTTTTGGTATTCAACAAAAAAATACACGAAAAGCAAACTTTTATGTTGACTCAAGTACACGTATCGTGTATAGTTAGTTTTGTAAGCGGGAGGTGACAACATGCAATGGAATTTAATAAAGTTGAGAAAAGAAAGAAAGTGTACTCAAGAAGATTTAGCAAACCTCTTGAATATATCAACTGAAGGTTATCGTTTAAAGGAATTAGGAAAGCATCAATTTAAGAATGATGAGATGTTTATTATCGCTGATTTTTTTGACGAAAATATTGGAGATATTTTTTTACCCACAAAGTACACGAAACGCAAACAAACATCTTAAAAGGAGGAACGAACAATGCAAGCATTACAAACATTTAATTTTAAAGAGCTACCAGTAAGAACAGTGGAAATTGAAAACGAACCTTATTTTGTAGGAAAAGATATTGCTGAAATTTTAGGATATGCAAGGGCAGACAATGCCATCAGAAATCATGTTGATAGCGAGGACAAGCTGACGCACCAATTTAGTGCATCAGGTCAAAACAGAAATATGATCATTATCAATGAATCAGGATTATACAGTTTAATCTTTGACGCTTCTAAACAAAGTAAAAACGAAAAAATCAGAGAAACCGCTCGAAAATTCAAACGATGGGTAACTTCAGACGTCCTACCCGCTATTCGAAAACACGGTATCTACGCAACAGACAATGTAATTGAACAAACATTAAAAGATCCAGACTACATCATTACAGTGTTGACTGAGTATAAGAAAGAAAAAGAGCAAAACTTACTTTTACAACAAGAAATTGGAGAGCTAAAACCCAAAGCAGACTATGTAGATGAAATCTTAAAGTCAACTGGAACATTAGCTACAACTCAAATCGCGGCAGACTACGGTATATCAGCACAAAAGTTAAACAAACTACTACACGAAGCTAGATTACAACGAAAAGTGAATAAACAGTGGGTGCTTTACTCAGAACACATGGGCAAGAGTTACACAGAATCAGACACTATACCAATTGTACGCTCTGACGGTAGAGAAGACACAGTTTTACAAACTAGATGGACACAAAAAGGTAGATTGAAAATACATGAAATCATGACTGAATTCGGTTATGAAGCTAACGTAACTGCTTAACAGGAGGGCGCAGCAAATGGAAGATCAAAACAAAAAAGTCATTTATTACTACTATGACGAAGCAGGTAATAGACAACTATTATCAATTGGAGACTTGAATCTCTATTTATTAAAAGATATTAAATCAAGATTTGGTTTATATAAAAAACAAATCCCTGATTTAGATAATCTGTTCGTTCAAATAGACGGTGTTGAATTTAAAGTACTATAACCCGAGCAATGCACCTCTTAAACAACATTATACACGAAAGGAACATAAACAAATGAACACACTATACAAAACAACCTTCCTCATCACAATGGCAGTTGCGACTTGGAAGGTTTGGAAGATTGAGAAAAACACAAGATTTAAACTTAGAAATTTTGATTATCCAAAAATTAATAATGCTCAGAGCAAATCATTGTTGGATATTGCTAGTCACGATTTAAAAGATATTTAACTGTATTCAAAATTTTCATATCTTGTTGAGCTTTTAAGCTTTCGTATAAAGCTATTGAATAAATAATTTCGTAAGATACGTTTTCAGGAGCATCTTCTTTCAACTTATTTATTCTATCTCTAAAAAAGTCACTGTCACCACCGAATTCTTTTTCGGCTTGATTACTAAGTTCACCAAAGAAATTTTGAAAATCATTAAATTCCATACTTATCACCTCCTTTCACTAGGAGATAACTAAATTATACACGAAAGGAATGGTAGAAGTGCCACCACACATTCAACAAATGTTATACGAAATCCAGTTAAAAGCTGGTATACCTCAAAAATTAATGGAAATGCAAGGTTTGATAAACGATGAAACAACCAAAGAGGAGAAAAAAGAAAATGAGTAACATTTATAAAAGCTACCTATTAGCAGTATTATGCTTCACAGTCTTAGCGATTGTACTTATGCCGTTTCTATACTTCACTACAGCATGGTCAATTGCGGGATTCGCAAGTATCGCAACATTCATGTACTACAAAGAATGCTTTTTCAAAGAATAAAAAAACTGCTACTTGTTGGAGCAAGTAACAGTATCAAACACTTAAGAAAAAATTCATGTTCAATATAAAACGAAAAACGGAGGAAGTCAAGATGTATTACGAAATAGGCGAAATCATACGCAAAAATATTCATGTTAACGGATTCGATTTTAAGCTATTCATTTTAAAAGGTCATATGGGCATATCAATACAAGTTAAAGATATGAACAACGTACCAATTAAACATGCTTATGTCGTAGATGAGAATGACTTAGATATGGCATCAGACTTATTTAACCAAGCAATAGATGAATGGATTGAAGAGAACACAGACGAACAGGACAGACTAATTAACTTAGTCATGAGATGGTAGGAGGTCGCTATGAATCAGACTGTAACTTATATCATCCGTCATAGGGATATGCCAATTTATATAACTAACAAACCAACTGATAACAATTCAGATGTTAGTTACTCCACAAATAGAAATAGAGCTAGGGAGTTTAACGGTATGGAAGAAGCGAGTATCAATATGGATTATCACAAAGCAATCAAGAAAACAGTGACAGAAACTATTGAGTACGAGGAGGTAGAACATGACTGAACAAACTAATCAAGATGTCGATATTTTAACGCAACTAGGTGTAAAAGACATCAGCAAACAAAATGCAAACAAGTTTTATAAATTTGCGATATACGGCAAGTTCGGTACTGGTAAAACTACGTTTTTAACAAAAGATAACAATGCCTTAGTACTAGATATAAATGAGGACGGAACAACGGTAACAGAAGATGGGGCAGTTGTGCAGATTAAGAATTATAAGCATTTTAGTGCAGTGATTAAAATGCTGCCTAAAATTATTGAACAACTAAGAGAAAACGGAAAACAAATTGATGTTTTAGTGATTGAAACAATCCAAAAGTTACGTGATATCACTATGGACGACATCATGGACGGTAAATCAAAGAAACCGACATTTAATGATTGGGGCGAGTGTGCTACACGCATTGTAAGTATTTATCGTTATATTTCTAAATTACAAGAACATTATCAATTTCATCTTGCTATAAGCGGACACGAGGGCATTAACAAAGACAAAGATGATGAGGGAAGTACTATCAATCCAACAATCACGATAGAGGCACAAGACCAAATAAAAAAAGCAGTCATCAGTCAATCTGACGTGTTAGCAAGAATGACAATAGAAGAACATGAGCAAGACGGCGAAAAAACTTATCAATATGTACTTAACGCTGAACCATCAAATTTATTCGAGACAAAGATAAGACACTCAAGCAACATCAAAATTAACAACAAACGTTTCATTAATCCAAGTATTAACGATGTTGTACAAGCAATTAGAAATGGTAATTAAAAATTAATTAAAAGGACGGTATAAAAATTATGAAAATCACTGGTAGAACACAATACATTCAAGAAACTAATCAAGAGGCATTCATGAAAGGTGGGGACTTTTTAGGAGCTGGAGAATTTACAGTAAAAGTTGCAAATGTCGAGTTTAACGACAGAGAAAACAGATACTTCACGATTGTTTTTGAAAACAACGAAGGTAAACAATACAAACACAACCAATTCGTCCCACCATTCCAACAAGATTATCAAGAAAAACAATATATCGAGTTACTTAGTAGATTAGGAATTAAATTGAACTTACCAGATTTAACTTTTGACACAGATCAATTAATTAACAAAATCGGAACTATTGTACTTAAAAATAAATTTAACGAGGAACAAGGCAAGTATTTTGTAAGACTCTCATATGTAAAAGTTTGGAATAAAGACGATGAAGTAGTTAATAAACCAGAACCTAAAACTGATGAGATGAAACAAAAAGAACAGCAAGCAAATGGGAAACAGACGCCAATGAGTCAACAATCAAACCCATTCGCTAATGCTAATGGTCCAATAGAAATCAATGATGATGATTTACCGTTCTAGGACGTGGTTTAAATGCAATACATTACAAGATACCAGAAAGACAATGACGGTACTTATTCCGTCGTTGCTACTGGTGTTGAACTTGAACAAAGTCACATTGACTTACTAGAAAACGGATATCCACTAAAAGCAGAAGTAGAGGTTCCGGACAATAAAAAACTATCTATAGAACAACGCAAAAAAATATTCGCAATGTGTAGAGATATAGAACTTCACTGGGGCGAACCAGTAGAATCAACTAGAAAATTATTACAAACAGAATTGGAAATTATGAAAGGTTATGAAGAAATCAGTCTGCGCGACTGTTCTATGAAAGTTGCAAGGGAGTTAATAGAACTGATTATAGCGTTTATGTTTCATCATCAAATACCTATGAGTGTAGAAACGAGTAAGTTGTTAAGCGAAGATAAAGCGTTATTATATTGGGCTACAATCAACCGCAACTGTGTAATATGCGGAAAGCCTCACGCAGACCTGGCACATTATGAAGCAGTCGGCAGAGGCATGAACAGAAACAAAATGAATCACTACGACAAACATGTGTTAGCACTGTGTAGACAACATCATAATGAACAGCACGCAATTGGCGTTAAGTCGTTTGATGATAAATATCACTTGCATGACTCGTGGATAAAAGTTGATGAGAGGCTCAATAAAATGTTGAAAGGAGGAGAATAATGGTTAAATCGATATTTTTACAAGATGGAGAAGAAATTTTAGTTGATGATGAAGATTACGAGAGAGTTAATCAGCATACTTGGCATAAAGCTTTTAAAGATAATTACAGAATGATTGTGAATAGTGATAAAAAGCATTTACCTGATTTTATTCTAAAAAAAAGTTTCCAAAAAATAAAAAACAATGATTTCACAAGAAAAAATCTAACAACTGAAGGTAATAAAACAAGATGGAGCAAAGCGAAGTGTAACAATTCATCTAAATATAAAGGCGTTTCATGGGATAAAAAAAATAATAATTGGTATGCATGTATAGCTGTTGATAAAAAAACCAAAAACTTAGGTCACTTTGTAAATGAAGATGAAGCAGCAAAAGCTTACAACAATGCAGTTAATGAATATTGGGGTGGTGTTGGTTACCTTAATATAATTGGAGAAGATAATAGGCTGAAAAAAAGAAACTATAAAACAAACATAAAGCAATTGAAGAGGGGAACTGATAAAAACAATTTAAGAGGAATAAACAAAATAAAACATAGATATTATTCAAAAATATTTTATTCTGGCAACTATATAGCGTTAGGCGGATATGACGATTTAAACAAAGCGAGATTAGTTTACAACAAATGTTCGTCATACCTGCATGGATCTGACGCGATCCTTAACGACGTACCTATGACAGATGAACTTAAAGAATTCATATCTAACTGGGAAGTACCGGACAAAATAAAAGCGCTGAAAGGAGAAGACAATGGGAGAAGTATCGTGGATAAAACTTAAAGTTGGCATGTTTGATGACAGCAAAATCAAATATATCGAAGCTTTACCCGAAAGAGATACGATCATAACCATTTGGGTTAAGTTGCTAACTTTATCAGGAAAGTACAACGAACAAGGTTACATTATGTTATCTGAAAACTTGCCGTATAACGAAGAAATGTTAGCAAATGAGTTTAGCCGACCTATTAACTCAATAAGGTTAGCAATACAAACTTTTGAGACGTTGGGCATGATTGAAAAAGTTAATGGTGTCATAAAAGTGACAAACTGGGAAAAACACCAAAACATTGAAGGACTCGAGAAAATCAGGGCTCAGAACAGGTTGAGGAAACAAAAGCAACGAGAAAACAACAGAAAATTGCTAAATGGTCACGTGACGTCACGTGACAGTCACGCAACAGAAGAAGATAAAGAATTAGAAAGAGATAAAGAAAAAGATATAGAAAAAGATATAGATAAGAACTTAAGTTCAAATAATAGCGCAACTGACGTTACGCATGAGCAATTTGAGGAATGGTGGAAACTTTACAACAAGAAAAAAGATAAGAAGATGTCTTTCACTAAATTCAAATCATGCGTAAAGAAACATACTTTTGAGCAAATCATGCAAGGTACTCGAGAGTATTTAAAAACTATTACAGACAAACAATATCAAAAGTACCCTAAAACGTTTTTAACTAACGAAAGCTATATGAATGATTATAGCGAAGAGATTAAAGAAACTGGTATAGATCAATTGGAACGTATGAAGTACGACGAAAGTTATTGGGACTAGGAGGATGTTATGAAACCGTTATTCAACGAAAAAATAAACGAAAGTTTAAAAAAATATCAACCAATCGAAGTAATACTAAGACAGAATTGCGATAAATGCGGGCATCAATATGACTTATATAAGTTTGAAAATGGATATGAATACAAAGACGGTTGCGAATGTGAAATTCAAAGATTGGCTTACGAAGAATACAAAAGGAATAAACAAAAGAAACTTGATTATATTTTCAATCAATCAAATGTTAATCCGTCATTAAGAGATGCAACGGTTAACAACTATAAGCCACAAAATGAAAAACAAGTAAAAGCTAAACAAACAGCAATAGAGTATGTACAGGGTTTCTCTACAAAAGAACCAAAATCATTAATATTGCAAGGTTCATATGGAACTGGTAAAAGCCACCTAGCATACGCTATCGCAAAAGCAGTCGAATCTAAAGGGCATACAGTTGCTTTTATGCACATACCAATGTTGATGGATCGTATCAAAGCGACATACAACAAAAATGCAGTTGAAACTACAGACGAGCTAGTCAGATTGCTAAGTGATATTGATTTACTTGTACTAGATGATATGGGTGTAGAAAACACAGAGCACACTTTAAATAAACTTTTCAGCATTGTTGATAACAGAGTAGGTAAAAACAACATCTTTACAACTAACTTTAGTGATAAAGAACTAAATCAAAATATGAACTGGCAACGTATCAATTCAAGAATGAAACACAATGCAAGAAAAGTAAGAGTAATCGGAGACGATTTCAGGGAGCGAGACGCATGGTAACCAAAGAATTTTTGAAAATTAAACTTGAGTGTTCAGATATGTACGCTCAGAAACTCATAGACGAGGCACAGGGCGATGAAAATAGGTTGTACGACCTATTTATCCAAAAACTTGCAGAACGTCACACACGCCCCGCTGTCGTCGAATATTAAGGAGTGTTAAAAATGCCGAAAGAAAAATATTACTTATACCGAGAAGATGGCACGGAAGATATTAAGGTCATCAAACATGAAGATAACGAGAATGAAGTTTATTCGCTCACAGGAGCCCATTTCAGCGACGAAAAGAAAATTATGACTGATAGTGACCTAAAACGATTCAAAGGCGCTCACGGGCTTCTATATGAGCAAGAACTAGGATTACAAGCAACGATATTTGATATTTAGAGGTGGCACATGGAAATAGAAATTAAATTTAACGAAACGTTTGAGGCACCTATGGGCTCGCCTCGTCCGCGCTTTCGTAATACGGGTAGATTTGTCCGAACCTACATGCCAACGGCTTATACAAAGCATAAAGCGTATATACAAGGGCAGATGCCTAAGTTAAATCTAGAGCACGCACTAAAAATTGAATTAGACTTTTACTTTCCATTGCTTAAATCATGGTCGAAGAAAAAGAAAATTGAAATGGTTGGGCAGTATAAAGTGACTAAGCCGGATATCGACAACTTAATTAAAACGGTATTAGATGCGTGTAATGGTCATGTATGGAAAGACGATAACCAAATTACAGAAATAACTAGCTCAAAGCGCTATGGACTAGAACCAAAAATAATTATGCGAGTTGAGGAAGTGATCTAATGCAACAACAAGCATATATAAACGCAACGATTGATATAAGAATACCTACAGAAGTTGAATATCAGCACTTTGATGATGTAGATAAAGAAAAAGAAACGCTGGCAGATTACTTATATAACAATCCTGACGAATTACTAGAGTATGACATTTTAAAAATTAAAAATGTAAATGTAGAGGTGGAATAAATGGCGAAAACAGCAAGAATTGTAAGGATACATGATAAACCTTATAGGTTCAGTAAATTTGAAATGGAATTAATTGAAAGTCACGGTATAACACCTGGAATGGTTTCTAAAAGAGTAAAAGACGGTTGGGAACTACATGAAGCAATGGACGCACCAGAAGGCATGCGTTTAAGCGAGTACAGAGAAAAGAAAACAATAGAAAGACTGGAACAAGCTAGACTCGAACGCAAATTGGAAAGAGAGCGAAAGAAAGAGGCAGAGCTAAGAAGAAAGAAGCCACATTTGTTTAATGTACCTCAGAAACATTCACGTGATCCGTACTGGTTTGATAATACTTATAACCAAATGTTCAAGAAGTGGCAGGAAGTATAAATGCCTAAAACCGATAACGCACGCAAAGAATACTTAAACCAATTTTTCAGATCTAAGAGATATCTGTATCAGGATAACGAGCGAGTGGCTCATACTCATGTAGTAAACGGCACTTATTACTTTCATGGGCATATCGTACCAGATTGGCAAGGTGTGAAAAAGACATTTGATACAGCGGAAGAGCTCGGAATATATATAAAGCAACATGGTTTGGAATACGAGGAACAGAAGCAACTAACTTTATTTTAGAGGAGATGGAAACAATGAAAATCAAAGTTAAAAAAGAAATGCTATTAGACGAGTTAATTAAATGGGCGCGAGAAAATCCGGAGCTATCACAAGGGAAAATATTTTTTTCAACAGGATTTAGTGATGGATTCGTTCGTTTTCATCCAAATACAAATAAGTGTTCGACGTCAAGTTTTATTCCAATTGATATCCCCTTCATAGTTGATATTGAAAAAGAAGTAACCAAAGACACGGTATTTGATAAGTTGTTTGAAATGTACGAGATGGAAGGAGGAGTCTATGAAACCGTATTATATGCAAACACTAGTATAAAAGAATGTTTATATGGTAGACGTTTGCCTACCAAAGCATTCTATATCTTAAACGATGATATGACGATGACGTTAATTTGGAAAGATGGGGAGTTGGTAGTATGATGCCGAAATTTAGAGCGTGGGATAAATTAGGTAAGGAAATGCACAAAGTAAGTGCTATTGATTTTAGTAGCAAAGGTGCAAGAATTATTCGTTTAGCTGGAGTACAGTCTAACGGTAAGGAAAATCATAAAAGATGGCATTCATCTGTTGAACTCATGCAATCTACAGGAGTTAAAGATGTGAATGGTGTGGAGATATTCGAAGGCGATATAGTGAAAGTTAATGTGCTAGAAGGAATTGGACCGAATGCAAGAATTGTTTTTAAAAACGGTATGTTTGGCGTTGAAGATGACATGCATGGATACGGTTACGACAAAGGGCTTTATTCTCTAAACCTCATCATTAATAGACACGAGGTAGAAGTTAAAGGCAACATATTTGAATCATCTCATTTATTGGAGGTAACAGAATGAACTATGAAACAGGATTCCAAATAGGCGTAACGGAAGCTAGGTTGAAGAAGATGAGAAAACAACGTGATGAGTACAAGAAGCAACGTGACGAGCTTATTGGGGATATAGCTAAGTTAAGAGAGCGTAACGAAGAGCTGGAGAACATGTGGCGCACAGTCAAAAATGAATTGCTTGGAAGATACGAATTTTACCGTTTTAGACTTAACGAACTACAGATTGAGAGTAGAGCGAACAAGGCAGTAGCTATAAACATGGGAGCTAAAATCAACGCAAGTGCTATATTGTACCGAATGGACAAATTAGACGGAACAAATGAGTTCTACGAATTTTTAGGTCAAATGGAGGAAGACACTAATGAATAACCGCGAACAAATCGAACAGTCCGTTATAAGTACTAGTGCGTATAACGGTAATGACACAGAGGGATTGCTAAAAGAGATTGAGGACGTATATAAGAAAGCGCAAGCGTTTGATGAAATACTTGAGGGAATGACAAATGCTATGCAAGATGCACTCAAAGAAGATATTTATCTTGATGAAGCAGTAGGGATTATGACGGGTCAAGTTGTCTATAAATATGAGGAGGATCAGGAAAATGACTAATACATTAACAATTGATCAGTTACAAGAGTTATTACAAATACAAAAGGAGTTCGACGATAGAATACCAACGCTGAACTTACGAGATAGCAAAATAGCATATGTAGTTGAATTCTTTGAATGGTTTAATACATTGGAAACGTTTAAGAACTGGAAGAAGAAACCAGGTAAGCCGTTAGACGTACAACTTGATGAATTAGCTGACATGTTGGCGTTTGGATTGAGTATTGCGAATCAACAAGAGGTAACGAACGAAAAATTAGAATATGGATTAAGCACTCTTAGAAAAGATGGGTATCTTTACAATGAATCTCAATCCGTTTGGGACTTTATGTCAGATGTATCAAACGTTGGTTTAGAACCTTTAAGTGCAGTTATTATACCACTAGATATTGCTTACAACTTATATTCTATCGACCAACTCATTGACGCGTACAAAAAGAAAATGAAAAGGAATCATGAAAGACAAGATGGAACAGCAGACGCAGGAAAAGGATACGTGTAAAGACATATTAGATCGAGTCAAGGAGGTTTTGGGGAAGTGACACAATACCTAGTCACAACATTCAAAGATTCAACAGGACGACCACATGAACATATTACTGTGGCTAGAGATAATCAGACGTTTACAGTTATTGAGGCAGAGAGTAAAGAAAAAGCAAAAGAGAAGTACGAGGTGCGGAACAAACCAGTTGATGGAGCGACCAACTTAAACGATATCAAATCAAATATTGGTATCTTTCACGTTGAAAAAGTCGAACCAAACGAGGGTATGGTGGATATTAACATTGAGACAATGAAACCATTCGAGGAGGCAGACGATGATTAAAAAACTTAAAAATATGGATTGGTTCGATATCTTTATTGTTGGAGTACTGTCATTATTCGGCATATTCGCATTGTTACTTGTTGTCACATTGCCTATCTATACAGTGGCTAGTTACCAACACAAAGAAACGCACCAAGGAACTATTACAGATAAATATAACAAGAGACAAGATAAAGAAGACAAGTTCTATATTGTATTAGACAACAAACAAGTCATTGAAAACTCCGACTTATTATTCAAAAAGAAATTTGATAGCGCAGACATACAAGCTAGGTTAAAAGTAGGCGACAAAGTAGAAGTTAAAACGATTGGTTATAGAATACACTTTTTAAATTTATATCCGGTCTTATACGAAGTAAAGAAGGTAGATAAACAATGATTAAACAAATATTAAGACTAATATTCTTATTAGCAATGTATGAGCTAGGTAAGTATGTAACTGAGCAAGTATATATTATGATGACGGCTAATGATGATGTAGAGGTGCCGAGTGACTTCGCGAAGTTGAGCGATCAGTCAGATTTGATGAGGGCGGAGGTGACGGAGTAGATGATGTGGTTAGTCATAGCAATTATATTACTAGTCATCTTATTGTTTGGTGTGATGTTGCAAGCTGAACAGTTAAAAGGCGATGTGAAAGTTAAAGAGCGGGAGATAGAGATATTAAGAAGTAGATTGAGACATTTTGAAGATTAAAAATATTTGTATGGAGGGTATTCATGACTAAAAAGAAATATGGATTAAAATTATCAACAGTTCGAAAGTTAGAAGATGAGTTGTGTGATTATCCTAATTATCATAAGCAACTCGAAGATTTAAGAAGTGAAATAATGACACCATGGATTCCAACAGATACAAATATAGGCGGGGAGTTTGTACCGTCTAATACATCGAAAACAGAAATGGCAGTAACTAATTATCTTTGTAGTATACGAAGAGGTAAAATCCTTGAGTTTAAGAGCGCTATTGAACGTATAATCAACACATCAAGTAGGAAAGAACGCGAATTCATTCAAGAGTATTATTTTAATAAAAAGGAATTAGTGAAAGTTTGTGATGACATACACATTTCTGATAGAACCGCTCATAGAATCAAAAGGAAAATCATATCTAGATTGGCGGAAGAGTTAGGGGAAGAGTGAAATTGGCAGTAAAGTGGCAGTTTTTGATACCTAAAATGAGATATTATGATAGTGTAGGATATTGACTATCTTACTGCGTTTCCCTTATCGCAATTAGGAATAAAGGATCTATGTGGGTTGGCTGATTATAGCCAATCCTTTTTTAATTTTAAAAAGCGTATAGCGCGAGAGTTGGTGGTAAATGAAATGAACGAAAAACAAAAGAGATTCGCAGATGAATATATAATGAATGGATGTAATGGTAAAAAAGCAGCAATTTCAGCAGGTTATAGTAAGAAAACAGCAGAGTCTTTAGCAAGTCGATTGTTAAGAAATGTTAATGTTTCGGAATATATTAAAGAACGATTAGAACAGATACAAGAAGAGCGTTTAATGAGCATTACAGAAGCTTTAGCGTTATCTGCTTCTATTGCTAGAGGAGAACCTCAAGAGGCTTACAGTAAGAAATATGACCATTTAAACGATGAAGTGGAAAAAGAGGTTACTTACACAATCACACCAACTTTTGAAGAGCGTCAGAGATCTATTGACCACATACTAAAAGTTCATGGTGCGTATATCGACAAAAAAGAAATTACTCAGAAGAATATTGAGATTAATATTGGTGAGTACGATGACGAAAGTTAAATTAAACTTTAACAAACCATCTAATGTTTTCAACAGAAACATATTCGAAATACTAACCAATTACGATAACTTCACTGAAGTACATTACGGTGGAGGTTCGAGTGGTAAGTCTCACGGCGTTATACAAAAAGTTGTACTTAAAGCATTGCAAGACTGGAAATATCCTAGGCGTATACTATGGCTTAGAAAAGTCCAATCAACAATTAAAGATAGTTTATTCGAAGATGTCAAAGATTGTTTGATAAACTTCGGTATTTGGGACATGTGCCTTTGGAATAAGACTGATAACAAAGTTGAATTGCCAAACGGCGCAGTTTTTTTGTTTAAAGGATTAGATAACCCAGAGAAAATAAAGTCGATAAAAGGCATATCAGACATAGTCATGGAAGAAGCGTCTGAATTCACACTAAATGATTACACGCAATTAACGTTGCGTTTGAGGGAGCGTAAACACGTGAATAAGCAAATATTTTTGATGTTTAACCCAGTATCTAAACTGAATTGGGTTTATAAGTATTTCTTTGAACATGGTGAACCAATGGAAAATGTCATGATTAGACAATCTAGTTATCGAGATAATAAGTTTCTTGATGAAATGACACGACAAAACTTAGAGTTGTTAGCAAATCGTAATCCAGCATATTACAAAATTTATGCGTTAGGTGAATTTGCTACATTAGACAAATTAGTTTTCCCTAAGTATGAAAAACGTTTAATAAATAAAGATGAGTTAAGACATTTACCTTCTTATTTTGGATTGGACTTTGGCTACGTTAATGATCCTAGTGCTTTTATACATTCTAAAATAGATGTAAAGAAAAAGAAGTTATACATCATTGAAGAGTATGTTAAACAAGGTATGCTGAATGATGAAATAGCTAATGTCATAAAGCAACTTGGTTATGCTAAAGAAGAAATTACAGCAGATAGTGCAGAACAAAAAAGTATAGCTGAATTAAGGAATCTAGGGCTTAAAAGGATTTTACCAACCAAAAAAGGGAAGGGCTCGGTTGTACAAGGGTTACAATTCTTAATGCAATTTGAAATCATTGTTGATGAACGTTGTTTCAAGACTATTGAAGAGTTTGACAACTACACATGGCAAAAGGACAAAGATACAGGTGAATATACTAATGAACCAGTAGATACATACAATCATTGTATCGATTCGCTGCGTTATTCTGTGGAACGATTCTACAGACCAGTTAGAAAACGTACAAATGTAGGTTCGAAAGTTGACACAATAAAATCTCTAGGATTATAGGAGGGAACAAATGTTAAAAGTAAACGAATTTGAAACAGATACAGATCTACGGGGAAACATAAATTACTTATTTAATGATGAAGCCAATGTTGTTTACACATATGACGGGACGGAATCCGATTTATTACAAAACGTTAATGAAGTAAGTAAATACATTGAACATCACATGGATTACCAACGACCTAGATTGAAAGTGTTAAGTGATTATTACGAAGGTAAAACTAAGAACTTAGTTGAGTTAACACGACGCAAAGAAGAGTACATGGCAGACAACCGTGTAGCTCATGATTACGCATCTTATATTAGCGATTTTATTAACGGTTATTTCTTAGGCAATCCAATTCAATACCAAGATGATGACAAAGATGTATTAGAAGCTATTGAGGCGTTCAATGATTTGAATGATGTTGAGTCACACAATAGATCTTTAGGATTAGATTTGTCAATTTATGGTAAAGCTTATGAGTTGATGATTAGAAATCAAGATGATGAAACGCGTTTATACAAGAGTGATGCGATGAGCACTTTTATCATATATGACAACACAGTTGAACGTAATAGTATCGCAGGCGTTAGATATTTAAGAACTAAACCAATAGACAAGACTGACGAAGACGAAGTGTTTACTGTTGATTTATTCACTTCACACGGTGTTTATAGATATCTTACCAATAGAACAAATGGATTGAAGCTTACACCACGTGAAAACAGTTTTGAATCTCACTCATTTGAACGCATGCCTATCACAGAATTTAGCAATAACGAAAGAAGAAAAGGGGATTACGAGAAAGTAATCACTTTAATTGATTTGTATGATAATGCTGAATCAGATACTGCTAACTATATGAGTGATTTAAATGACGCTATGTTACTTATTAAAGGTAATTTGAATTTAGATCCCGTAGAAGTTAGAAAGCAAAAGGAAGCTAATGTTTTGTTTTTAGAACCGACTGTTTACGTAGACGCTGAAGGTAGAGAAACAGAAGGCTCTGTTGACGGTGGTTATATTTATAAACAATACGATGTACAAGGTACAGAAGCTTATAAAGACCGTTTAAACAGTGATATACACATGTTTACCAATACACCTAATATGAAAGATGATAACTTTAGTGGCACTCAATCGGGCGAGGCAATGAAATATAAATTGTTCGGATTAGAACAACGTACTAAAACTAAAGAAGGATTGTTCACTAAAGGGTTAAGACGTCGTGCTAAGTTGTTAGAGACAATACTTAAAAATACACGGTCGATTGACGCTAACAAAGATTTCAATACTGTTAGGTACGTATACAATAGAAACTTACCTAAATCATTGATTGAAGAATTAAAAGCTTATATTGATTCTGGTGGGAAGATTAGCCAAACAACTTTAATGTCTCTATTCTCGTTCTTCCAAGACCCTGAATTGGAAGTCAAGAAAATAGAAGAAGATGAGAAAGAATCTATTAAAAAAGCTCAAAAAGGTATTTATAAAGACCCTAGAGACATCAATGATGACGAACAAGATGATGATACAAAAGATACTGTTGATAAAAAGGAATGATTGTAATTGCCTAACAAAAACACTCAAGAATATTGGGAAGAACGCGGACGCAAAGCAATCGAGAATGAGTTAAAGCGAGATAAAACTAAAGCTGAAGAAATAGAACGTATATTGAATATGATGATTAAGTGCATTGAAAAAGAAATCAATGCGTTTATTGTTAAGTACGGAGATTTTGCAGGCGTTACATTACAAGAAGCACAAAAGATTATTGATGAGTTCGATGTAAAAGCGTTTCAAGAAGAAGCAAAAAGATTGGTCGAAAACAAGGACTTTAGCGATAGAGCAAATGAAGAATTAAAGAAGTATAACACGAAAATGTATGTATCTAGAGAACAGATGTTAAAGATTCAAATCGAATTCTTAATTGCTTATGCAACAGCTCAAACTGAATTATCTATGAGGGAATATTTCGAATCAACAGCTTATCGTGTGTTCAGTGATCAAGCAGGTATTTTAGGTGAAGGTGTACAAGTAGCTAAAGAAGTTATAGATACAATCGTTGATACACAATTTCATGGTGTCGTTTGGTCAGAGCGATTATGGACTAATACTGAAGCGATGAAACAAGAAGTAGAAGAAATAATTGCTAATGTGGTTATTAGAGGTCGACATCCTAATGAATACGTTAAAGATATGCGTAAACACTTAAATAAATTCGAAGGAACAGCACGACAAAAGACCGCAGCAATTAAATCATTGCTTTATACGGAATCGGCACGTGTTCACGCACAATCAAGCATTGACAGCATGAAAGAAATTTCACCGGAAGGATATTATATGTATATTGCAAAAATCGATAATAGAACAACTAAAGTATGCAAAGGGCTTAATGGAGAAATATTCAAAGTTAAAGACGCTAAAATTGGTGTTAATTTCTATCCTATGCATATCAATTGTCGTTCAGATTGCGCTTTACTACCTAAATCTATGTGGCCGAAAAAACCAAGCAAGAAACGAAAAACAAAATACTTCGGAGGGAAAGTGAAAAGCGGTGATTGATTTAAAAGTAAAGTTTTTTAAAGGCAAGTTAGTTTTGTATGACAGTAAATTAAATGTTTGGAGGATACTAAAATGAGTAATACTGACAAATACCTTAGAGACATAGCAAGAGAGTTAAAAGGTATACGTAAAGAGTTACAAAAGCAAAACGAAACAGTTATTATTGATGCAAACTTAGACAGCGTAAGGTCGGCAGTATTAGCCAATAAAGAAAAATCGAAATATAACGAACCACTCTTTTAATAGCTAGCACTTAATTGTGTTGGCTATTTTTTATGTCCAAAACGTGCTGATGACATAAAAAGCACGCATGGAAAAACAGTCGACAGACTATAAATGGAGGTATATCTCATGGAAGAAAATAAACTTAAGTTTAATTTGCAATTTTTTGCAGACCAATCAGATGATCCGGACGAACCAGGCGGAGATGGTAAAAAAGGGAATCCTGATAAGAAAGAAAATGACGAAGGTACTGAAATAACCTTCACGCCAGAGCAACAAAAGAAAGTTGATGAAATACTTGAACGTCGTGTAGCCCACGAAAAGAAAAAAGCTGATGAGTACGCAAAAGAAAAAGCAGCAGAAGCTGCTAAAGAAGCTGCTAAATTAGCGAAAATGAACAAGGATCAAAAAGATGAATATGAACGCGAACAAATGGAAAAAGAGCTGGAACAATTACGTTCAGAAAAACAATTAAACGAAATGCGTTCAGAAGCACGAAAAATGTTGAGTGAAGCGGAAGTTGATTCATCAGATGAGGTTGTCAATTTGGTTGTAACTGACACTGCTGAACAAACCAAATCGAACGTTGAAGCTTTTTCTAATGCAGTAAAAAAAGCGGTTAATGAAGCGGTTAAGGTTAACGCTAGACAATCGCCATTGACTGGTGGAGATTCATTTAATCACTCGACTAAAAATAAACCGCAAAACTTAGCTGAAATAGCTAGACAAAAAAGAATTATTAAAAATTAACGGAGGCATTTAAATGGAACAAACACAAAAATTAAAATTAAATTTGCAACATTTTGCAAGTAACAATGTTAAACCACAAGTATTTAACCCTGACAATGTAATGATGCATGAAAAGAAAGATGGCACGTTGTTAAACGACTTTACAACACCTATCTTACAAGAGGTTATGGAAAACTCTAAAATCATGCAATTAGGTAAGTACGAACCAATGGAAGGTACTGAGAAGAAGTTTACTTTTTGGGCTGATAAACCAGGTGCTTACTGGGTAGGTGAAGGTCAAAAAATCGAAACGTCTAAGGCTACTTGGGTTAATGCTACAATGAGAGCGTTTAAATTAGGGGTTATCTTACCTGTAACAAAAGAATTCTTGAATTACACTTATTCACAATTCTTTGAAGAGATGAAACCTATGATTGCTGAAGCTTTCTATAAAAAGTTTGATGAAGCGGGTATTTTGAATCAAGGTAACAATCCATTCGGTAAATCAATTGCGCAATCAATTGAAAAAACTAATAAGGTTATTAAAGGTGACTTCACACAAGATAACATTATTGATTTAGAGGCATTACTTGAAGATGACGAATTAGAAGCAAATGCGTTTATCTCAAAAACACAAAACAGAAGCTTGTTACGTAAAATTGTAGATCCTGAAACGAAAGAACGTATTTATGACCGTAACAGTGATTCGTTAGACGGTCTACCTGTGGTTAACCTTAAATCAAGCAACTTAAAACGTGGTGAATTAATCACTGGTGACTTCGACAAATTGATTTATGGTATCCCTCAATTAATCGAATACAAAATCGATGAAACTGCACAATTATCTACAGTTAAAAACGAAGATGGCACACCTGTAAACTTGTTTGAACAAGACATGGTGGCATTACGTGCAACTATGCATGTAGCATTGCATATCGCTGATGATAAAGCGTTTGCTAAGTTAGTTCCTGCTGACAAAAGAACAGATTCAGTTCCAGGAGAAGTTTAATAAACAATTAGGAGTGGTAACATGCCCGAAATCATTGGAATTGTTAAAGTAGATTTTACAGATTTAGAAGATAACAGACATGTCTATATGAAAGGGCATGTCTACCCTCGCAAAGGTTATGATCCTACAGATGAACGTATCAAAGCTTTAGCTAGTGTTGAAAATAAACGCAACGAACAAATGATTTACATTGTAAATGACAAATTAACCAAAAAAGAACTTGTCGAAATAGCAAGTGTTGCTGGCTTACAAGTTGATGAAAAACAAACAAAAGCTGAAATTATCAATGCTTTTGAGTCACTAGAGTAGGTGGTTATATGACTACGCTAGCTGATGTAAAAAAACGTATTGGTCTTAAAGATGAAAAGCAAGATGAACAATTAGAAGAAATCATAAAAAGTTGTGAAAGCCAGTTGTTATCAATGTTACCTATTGAAGTTGAACAAATACCGGAAAGGTTTAGTTACATGATTAAAGAAGTTGCAGTTAAACGCTACAACAGGATTGGTGCTGAAGGTATGACATCAGAAGCGGTTGACGGACGTAGCAATGCGTATGAATTGAACGATTTCAAGGAGTATGAAGCTATTATTGATAATTACTTTAATGCTAGAACGAGAACTAAAAAAGGAAGGGCTGTGTTCTTTTGAGATATGAAGATAGAGTTATTTTTCAATTAGAACAAGTAGCAACTTACAATCCTAAAACTAGCAAAAAAGAAAACACACTAATCACTTATGATGCGATACCATGCAATATTAACCCCATTTCTAGAGCAAGAAAGCAACTTGAATTTGGTGATGTAAAAAACGATGTAAGTGTTCTGAGGATAAAAGAATCAATATCTTACCCTGTTAGCCACGTGTTGGTTAATGGCATTCGCTACAAGATAGTTGATACAAGGATATACAGACACGAAACGTCATATTATATCGAAGAGGTCAATTGATGAATATAGATGGATTAGACGCACTGTTAAACCAATTTCACGATATGAAAACCAACATTGATGATGATGTAGATGATATTTTACAGGAAAACGCCAAAGAATATGTAGTACGAGCTAAATTGAAAGCTAGAGAAGTAATGAATAAGGGTTATTGGACTGGTAATTTATCACGCAATATCAGATATAAAAAAACTGGCGATTTGCAATACACTATCACATCGCATGCAGCTTATAGTGGTTTCTTAGAGTTTGGTACTCGATACATGGAGGCAGAACCTTTTATGTGGCCAGTATATGAGGTAATAAGAAAATCAACTGTAGAAGAATTGAAAGCGTTGTTTGAATAGGAGATAAAAGCATGACACCGAACTTACAACTTTATAATAAAGCGTATGAAACGCTACAAGGATATGGATTCCCTGTTATTTCTCGTAAAGAGATGCAACAAGAGATTCCGTATCCTTTTTTTGTAATAAAAATGCCGGAGTCAAATAGAAGTAAGTACACGTTTGATAGTTATTCTGGCGATACGAATTTAGTTATTGATATTTGGAGTGTAAGCGATGATTTAGGACATCATGACGGACTTGTTAAAAGGTGTATCGATGATTTAACACCTAGCGTTAAAACAAACGATTATGACTTTGAAGAAGATGATACTAACATCACACAGTTAGTCGATGATACTACTAATCAAGAATTGCTACACACATCAATAACGATATCTTACAAAACATTTTAAAAAACGGAGGAATATTGAATGGCGAATATGAAAAATAGTAATGACCGTATTATTTTGTTTAGAAAAGCTGGCGAAAAAGTAGATGCTACTAAAATGCTTTTTTTAACTGAATACGGCTTATCACATGAAGCTGATACAGATACAGAGGATACGATGGATGGGTCTTATAACACTGGTGGTTCAGTTGAATCAACAATGTCTGGTACTGCTAAAATGTTTTATGGTGACGATTTTGCAGATGAAATTGAAGATGCAGTTGTAGATCGCGTATTGTATGAAGCTTGGGAAGTTGAAAGTAGAATACCAGGCAAAAATGGGGATTCCGCTAAATTTAAAGCGAAATATTTTCAAGGATTCCACAATAAATTTGAATTAAAAGCAGAAGCTAACGGTATTGATGAATATGAATATGAATACGGTGTGAATGGTCGTTTCCAACGTGGATTTGCAACATTGCCTGAGGCTGTAACAAAAAAACTTAAGGCGACTGGATACAGATTCCACGACACTACAAAAGAAGATGCGTTAACTAGCGAAGATTTAACCGCAATTCCACAACCTAAAGTAGATTCATCAACGGTTACACCAGGAGAGGTATAAAAATAGGGCGTTAAGCCCTATTTATTTTGTTTAAATTAATCATGAATGGAGATTTTAAGTTATGAATGTAGAAATTAACGGAAAGTCATTAGAATTAAGTTTTGGTTTTAAATTTTTAAGAGAAATCGATAACCGATTAGGTTTAAAAGTTGAGCAAGCTTCTATCGGTCAAGGTGTATCAATGTTGCCTGTAGGTTTAGAGAGTGGAAATCCTGTTGTGATTGGCGAAGTTTTAATTGCAGCTACATCTCACTTGAAAAAACAAGCAATTACTATTAATAACATTGATGAAGCACTAGATGAAATCGCAGAAAATATTGGACTAGAAGAATTTGGTTCGGATATTTTAACGGAGTTGGGAAAGCGACCTATGACCCGAAACCTAGTAGAAGTAGTGGAAGCGGAAGAGAAACCAGCGGAAGCGTAATAACTTACGACAGAATCGTTATCACTTGTATGTCAACACTTGGTATTACAGATTTAAATGTTATTGAGCAAATGACATTAACAGAATATAACTATCGAATGTATGCGAAAGAGTATGAAATGCTAACCCAAGAATTCGAACGTTACAAACTTGCGTTTGCTATTCGTGATGCTGCAGCTACTAAAAATGTTGGGACAGAAAATAAACCTAAAGAGGAATATGTTTTTAACAATGCAAACGACGTATTGCCTTATGAAGAAAATATCCAACGGCTTAACGAAGGTAAAGATATAAGATTTAGTAGCGAACGTGATGAATACGAACCACAAAATAATGAATTCTTTAAAGTTATAGCAGAATTTAATAAGCAATAGAAAGAGAGGTGTTAATGTGACGGAATATAAAATTAAAGCGACTATTGAAGCTAGTGTAGCCAAATTCAAAAGGCAAATTGATAGTGCGGTTAAGTCTGTGCAAAGATTTAAACGAGTAGCAGATCAAACTAAAGATGTTGAATTAAACGCTAACGATAAAAAATTACAAAAAACTATCAAAGTTGCTAAAAAGTCTTTAGATGCCTTTAGCAACAAAAATGTAAAAGCTAAATTAGATGCTAGTATACAAGACTTACAACAAAAGATATTAGAATCAAATTTTGAACTAGACAAACTTAACTCCAAAGAAGCTAGCCCTGAGGTTAAACTACAAAAACAAAAGTTAACTAAAGATATCGCTGAAGCAGAAAATAAGTTATCAGAACTAGAAAAGAAACGTGTCAATATTGACGTCAATGCTGATAACAGTAAATTCAATCGAGTGTTAAAAGTATCTAAAGCTAGTCTTGAAGCTTTAAATAGGTCTAAAGCCAAAGCTATTTTAGATGTAGACAACAGTGTTGCTAATTCTAAAATCAAACGTACTAAAGAAGAGCTTAAAAGTATTCCAAATAAAACTAGATCTCGACTTGATGTAGATACAAGGCTTTCTATACCAACTATTTATGCGTTTAAAAAATCATTAGACGCATTGCCAAACAAAAAAACAACAAAGGTAGATGTCGATACTAATGGTTTAAAGAAAGTTTATGCCTACATAATAAAAGCAAACGACAATTTCCAAAGACAGATGGGGAATTTAGCTAATATGTTCCGTGTGTTCGGTACTGTAGGTTCTAATATGGTTGGTGGATTACTAACTTCATCTTTTAGCATTTTAATACCTGTAATAGCGAGCGTAGTACCTGTAGTGTTTGCACTATTAAACGCTATCAAAGTGTTAACTGGTGGTGTACTTGCTTTAGGTGGTGCGGTAGCAATAGCCGGCGCTGGCTTTGTAGCATTTGGCGCAATGGCTATCAGCGCTATAAAGATGCTTAATGATGGCACTTTACAAGCTAGCTCAGCAACAAACGAATACAAAAAAGCGTTAGATGGCGTAAAGTCAGCATGGACTGATATTATAAAGCAAAATCAATCCGCTATCTTCACAACTCTTGCAAATGGTTTAAATACTGTTAAAACTGCAATGCAGAGCTTACAACCATTTTTTAGTGGTATTTCAAGAGGAATGGAAGAAGCGTCTCAAAGCGTGCTTAAATGGGCTGAAAATAGCAGTGTAGCTTCAAGATTCTTTAATATGATGAATACAACGGGTGTTTCGGTATTTAACAAGCTATTAAGTGCTGCAGGCGGTTTTGGTGACGGATTAGTCAATGTATTCACGCAATTAGCACCACTGTTTCAATGGTCGGCTGATTGGTTAGACAGATTAGGTCAATCGTTCTCTAATTGGGCTAATAGTGCAGCTGGAGAAAATTCGATAACTCGTTTTATTGAATACACAAAAACAAATTTACCTATCATTGGCAATATTTTTAAAAATGTTTTTGCTGGAATTAACAATTTGATGAATGCATTTAGTGGGTCATCAACTGGAATCTTCCAGTCTCTCGAACAGATGACGGCTAAGTTTAGAGAATGGTCTGAACAAGTCGGGCAATCTCAAGGTTTTAAAGATTTTGTCAGCTATATACAAACTAATGGACCACTAATAATGCAATTAATTGGGAACATTGCAAGAGGATTAGTTGCATTCGCAACAGCGATGGCTCCTATAGCTAGTGCAGTATTACGCGTTGCAGTTGCAATAACTGGTTGGATAGCTAACTTGTTTGAGGCGCATCCAGCTACAGCACAATTAGTTGGTGTCATTATAACTTTAGTTGGTGCATTTAGATTTTTAATTGCTCCAATATTAGCGGTAATGGACTTTTTAGGACCATTAGCAGCAAGATTGGTTGCATTAGTAACTAAGTTTGGTTGGGCTAAAACAGGAACTTTAGTATTAAGTAAGGCAATGACATCGTTAAAAGGTCCAATAAAATTAGTTACAGCTATATTCCAATTGTTATTCGGTAAGATTGGATTAATTAGAAATGCTATCACAGGACTAGTAACTGTGTTTGGTATTTTAGGCGGTCCAATAACAATAGTAATTGGTGTAATTGCTGCATTAATAGCTATATTCGTTTTATTGTGGAATAAAAATGAAGGATTCAGAAACTTTATTATAAATGCTTGGAATGCGATAAAAACGTTTATGGTTAATGTTTGGAATGTATTAAAAGCTGTAGCTTCGGTTGTATGGAATGCTATTTTAACAGCTATCACTACAGCAGTATCGAATGTTTACAATTTTATAATGATTGTTTGGAATCAAATAGTCGCTTATTTACAAGGGCTATGGAATGGAATTATCGCTATTGCAACAACAGTATGGAACCTTTTAGTTACAATCATTACAACTGTTTTTACGACGATAATGACAATAGTTATGACGATATGGACAGCTATTTGGACGTTCTTAAGTACAATCTGGAATACGATAATTACAATCGCTACAACGATTTGGAATTTGTTGGTCACTGTAATAACTACAGTATTTACCACAATTATGACTATCGCAATGACAATTTGGAACGCTATTTGGACGTTCTTACAAACGTTGTGGAACACTATAGTTACTGTGGCAACTAAGGTTTGGAACGCTATCACTACAGCTATATCTACTGCGTTACAAGCGGCATGGAGTTTTATTTCTAATATATGGAATACGATTTGGAGTTTCTTATCTGGTATATTAACGACAATTTGGAATAAAGTTGTAAGCATATTCACACAAGTTGTTTCAACTATATCAGACAAAATGTCTCAAGCTTGGAACTTCATTGTCACTAAAGGTATGCAATGGGTATCTACTATAACAAGTACGCTAATTAACTTTGTTAATAGAGTTATTCAAGGATTCGTTAATGTTGTAAACAAAGTTAGTCAAGGTATGACAAATGCAGTAAATAAAATAAAAAGCTTTATAGGAGATTTTGTGTCTGCAGGTGCTGATATGATCCGTGGTTTAATTAGAGGTATTGGACAAATGGCTGGTCAATTAGTAGATGCAGCTAAAAATGTTGCTAAGAAAGCTTTAGATGCAGCTAAAAGTGCTTTGGGTATTCACTCACCTTCACGTGAATTCATGGATGTTGGTATGTATTCAATGCTAGGTTTCGTTAAAGGTATAGATAATCATTCAAGTAAAGTTATCCGTAATGTTTCTAATGTTGCAGATAAAGTAGTTGATGCATTTCAACCTACATTAAACGCACCTGACATTTCTAGTATTACAGGAAACTTAAGTAATTTAGGTGGAAATATAAATGCGCAAGTACAACACACACATTCTATTGAAACATCACCGAACATGAAAACTGTTAAAGTTGAATTCGATGTCAATAACGATGCGCTTACTAGTATTGTTAACGGCAGAAATGCTAAACGCAATTCTGAGTATTACTTATAAAGGAGGTTACAAATGGACATAGAATTAACAAAAAAAGATGGTACTGTAATCAAATTAAGTGAATACGGGTTTATCGTTAACGATATAGTAATTGATAGCATGCAAATCAACACAAAGTATCAAGACAAAGAAAATATGAACGGTCGTATATTAATGGGGAGCAATTATATCAGTAGAGATATAGTTGTTCCTTGTTTTTGTAAAGTTAAAAATCGTTCAGACATTGCTTATATGCGAGATATGTTGTATAGGTTAACGACAGACATAGAACCTATGTATTTACGAGAAATAAGAAGAAAAGAAGAGTTGAATTACAGGTTTACTCAACCAACTTCTGATGATTACGTGAAATTAGATAAAAACAACTTCCCGGATTATGAATATTCAAGACACGATCAACAAATTTATGTAAATGGTAAACAGTATAAAGTTATTTTTAACGGAGTTATAAACCCTAAACAAAAAGATAATAAAGTTTCTTTTGAACTAAAATTCGAAACTACAGAATTACCATACGGCGAAAGTATTGGAACAAGCCTAGAGTTAGAAGAAAACAAAAAGGTTGGATTGTGGTCGTTTGATTTTAATATTGATTGGCATGCAGGCGGAGACAAAAGAAAGTATACATTTGAAAATTTGAGCAAAGGTACAGTTTATTATCACGGTAGTGCTCCTAACGACCAATTCAACATGTATAAAAAGATAACAATTATTTTAGGCGAAGATACAGAATCGTTTGTATGGAATTTAACGCATGCTGAAATAATGAAAATCGAAGGGATCAAACTAAAAGCTGGAGACAGAATTGTTTATGATAGCTTCCGAGTTTATAAAAACGGTGTTGAAATAAGTACCGAAACGAATATAGCCCAACCAAAATTTAAATACGGAGCTAATAAATTTGAGTTTAATCAAACGGTACAAAAAGTTCAGTTTGATTTGAAATTTTATTATAAGTAGGTGTCAGAATGACAATAACTATTAAACCACCTAAAGGTAATGGCGCACCTGTACCAGTAGAAACAACTTTAGTAAAAAAAGTTAATGCTGACGGTGTATTAACTTTTGATATTCTAGAAAATAAATATACTTATGAAGTTATTAACGCTATAGGGAAAAGATGGATTGTTAGTCATGTCGAAGGTGAAAACGACAAGAAAGAATATGTAATAACTGTCATTGATAGGAAATCAGAAGGCGACAGACAACTGGTTGAATGTACTGCTAGAGAGATTCCTATAGACAAGTTAATGATTGATAGGATTTATGTTAATGTAACAGGATCTTTTACAGTAGAAAGATATTTTAACATTGTGTTTCAAGGTACTGGAATGCTTTTTGAAGTCGAAGGTAAGGTTAAGTCTTCGAAGTTTGAAAATGGTGGTGAAGGCGACACAAGGTTAGAAATGTTTAAAAAGGGGTTAGAACATTTCGGTTTAGAATATAAAATAACGTATGACAAAAAGAAAGACAGATATAAGTTTGTATTGACGCCTTTTGCAAATCAAAAAGCGTCTTATTTTATTTCTGATGAAGTCAACGCCAACGCTATAAAACTCGAGGAAGATGCAAGTGATTTCGCCACCTTCATTAGAGGATATGGTAATTATTCAGGAGAAGAAACATTCGAACACGCTGGGCTCGTAATGGAAGCTAGAAGTGCATTAGCTGAAATATACGGCGACATCCACGCAGAACCATTTAAAGATGGTAAAGTGACTGACCAAGAAACTATGGATAAAGAATTACAATCGAGATTGAAAAAGTCGTTAAAACAATCTTTGTCTTTGGACTTTTTGGTGTTAAGAGAATCATATCCAGAAGCAGACCCACAACCCGGAGACATAGTACAAATAAAATCTACCAAACTAGGTTTGAATGATTTAGTCCGTATAGTACAAGTTAAAACGATTAGGGGTATAAACAATGTAATTGTTAAGCAAGATGTAACGCTTGGTGAGTTTAATCGAGAACAACGATATATGAAAAAAGTTAATACTGCAGCTAACTATGTTTCTGGATTAAATGATGTTAACCTTTCTAATCCTAGTAAAGCGGCAGAAAACTTGAAGTCTAAAGTAGCGTCAATAGCTAAATCAACACTCGATTTGATGAGTAGAACTGATTTGATTGAAGATAAACAACAGAAGGTAAGCTCTAAAACTGTGACTACATCTGACGGCACTATCGTTCATGATTTTATAGATAAATCAAACATTAAAGATGTAAAAACGATTGGAACGATTGGCGATTCTGTAGCTAGAGGATCACATGCGAAAACTAATTTCACAGAAATGTTAGGCAAGAAGTTAAAAGCTAAAACGACCAACCTTGCAAGAGGTGGTGCAACAATGGCAACAGTTCCAATAGGTAAAGAAGCGGTAGAAAACAGCATTTATAGACAAGCAGAGCAAATAAGAGGAGACCTAATCATATTACAAGGTACAGATGATGACTGGTTACATGGTTATTGGGCAGGCGTACCGATAGGCACTGATAAAACCGACACTAAAACGTTTTACGGCGCCTTTTGTTCTGCAATTGAAGTTATCAGGAAAAATAATCCAGCTTCAAAAATACTTGTAATGACAGCTACTAGGCAATGCCCTATGAGTGGTACAACGATACGCCGTAAAGATACGGACAAAAACAAACTAGGGTTAACTTTAGAGGATTATGTCAATGCTCAGATATTGGCTTGTAGTGAATTGGATGTACCAGTATATGATGCCTATCATACAGATTATTTTAAGCCATATAATCCAGCGTTCAGAAAATCAAGTATGCCAGACGGATTGCATCCGAACGAGAGGGGTCATGAAGTTATTATGTACGAACTTATTAAAAATTATTACCAGTTTTACGGATAGAAAAGGAGGAAGACATGGATAACAAATTAATTATAGACTTAAGTAGAGTTTTCGATTACAGATATGTAGATGAAAATGAGTATAATTTCAAGCTTATTTCAGACATGCTGACTGATTTTAATTTCTCTCTTGAATACCATAGAAATAAAGAGGTATTTGCACATAATGGAGAGCAAATAAAGTATGAGCATTTAAATGTCACAAGTAGCGTCTCTGATTTTTTAACGTATCTAAACGGCCGTTTCAGCAATATGGTACTAGGTCATAACGGCGACGGTATCAACGAAGTAAAAGACGCGCGTGTTGATAATACTGGTTATGATCATAAGACATTGCAAGATCGTTTGTATCATGATTATTCAACACTAGATGCTTTCACTAAAAAGGTTGAGAAAGCTGTAGATGAAAACTATAAAGAATATCGAGCTACAGAATACCGATTCGAACCAAAAGAGCAAGAACCGGAATTCATCACAGATTTATCGCCATATACTAACGCAGTAATGCAATCATTTTGGGTAGACCCTAGAACAAAAATTATTTATATGACACAAGCGCGTCCGGGCAATCATTACATGTTATCTAGATTGAAGCCTAATGGACAATTTATTGATAGATTGCTTGTTAAAAATGGCGGTCACGGCACACACAACGCCTATAGATATATCGGCAATGAGTTATGGATTTATTCAGCAGTGTTAGACGCTAACGAAAACAACAAGTTTGTACGTTTCCAATATAGAACTGGAGAAATAACTTATGGTAATGAAATGCAAGATGTCATGCCGAATATATTTAACGACAGATATACATCAGCAATTTATAATCCTATAGAAAATTTAATGATTTTCAGACGTGAATATAAAGCTTCTGAAAGACAACTTAAGAATTCGTTGAACTTTGTTGAGGTTAGAAGTGCTGACGATATTGATAAAGGTATAGACAAAGTATTGTATCAAATGGATATACCTATGGAATACACTTCAGATACACAACCTATGCAAGGTATCACTTATGATGCAGGTATCTTATATTGGTATACAGGTGATTCGAATACAGCCAACCCTAACTACTTACAAGGTTTCGATATAAAAACAAAAGAATTGTTATTTAAACGACGTATCGATATTGGCGGTGTGAATAATAACTTTAAAGGAGACTTCCAAGAAGCTGAGGGTCTAGATATGTATTACGATCTAGAAACAGGACGCAAAGCGCTTTTAATAGGGGTAACTATTGGACCTGGTAACAACAGACATCACTCAATTTATTCCATCGGCCAAAGAGGTGTTAACCAATTCTTAAAAAACATTGCACCTCAAGTATCGATGACTGATTCAGGCGGACGTGTTAAACCGTTACCAATACAGAACCCAGCATATCTAAGTGATATTACGGAAGTTGGTCATTACTATATCTATACGCAAGACACACAAAATGCGTTAGATTTCCCGTTACCGAAAGCGTTTAGAGATGCAGGTTGGTTCTTTGATGTACTGCCTGGACACTATAATGGTGCTCTAAGACAAGTACTTACCAGAAACAGCACAGGTAGAAATATGCTTAAATTCGAACGTGTCATTGACATTTTCAATAAGAAAAACAACGGAGCATGGAATTTCTGTCCGCAAAACGCCGGTTATTGGGAACATATCCCTAAGAGTATTACAAAATTATCAGATTTAAAAATCGTTGGTTTAGATTTCTATATCACTACTGAAGAATCAAACCGATTTACTGATTTTCCTAAAGACTTTAAAGGTATTGCAGGTTGGATATTAGAAGTAAAATCGAATACACCAGGTAATACAACACAAGTATTAAGACGTAATAACTTCCCGTCTGCACATCAATTTTTAGTTAGAAACTTTGGTACTGGTGGCGTTGGTAAATGGAGTTTATTCGAAGGAAAGGTGGTTGAATAATGGTAGTAGATAATTTTTCGAAAGATGATAACTTAATCGAGTTACAAACAACATCACAATATAATCCGGTTATTGACACAAACATCAGTTTCTATGAATCAGATAGAGGAACTGGTGTTTTAAATTTTGCAGTAACTAAGAATAACAGACCGTTATCTATAAGTTCTGAACATGTTAAAACATCTATCGTGTTAAAAACCGATGATTATAACGTAGATAGAGGCGCTTATATTTCAAACGAATTAACGATAGTAGACGCAATTAATGGGCGTTTGCAGTATGTGATACCGAATGAATTTTTAAAACATTCAGGCAAGGTGCATGCTCAGGCATTCTTTACACAAAACGGGAGTGATAATGTTGTTGTTGAACGTCAATTTAGCTTCAATATTGAAAATGATTTAGTTAGTGGGTTTGATGGTATAACAAAGCTTGTTTATATCAAATCTATTCAAGATACTATCGAAGCTGTCGGTAAAGACTTTAACCAATTAAAGCAAAATATGGCTGATACACAAACGTTAATAGCAAAAGTGAATGATAGTGCGACAAAAGGCATTCAACAAATCGAAATCAAGCAAAACGAAGCTATACAAGCTATTACTGCGACGCAAACTAGTGCAACACAAGCTGTTACAGCTGAATTCGATAAAATAGTTGAAAAAGAGCAAGCGATTTTTGAACGTGTTAACGAAGTTGAACAACAAATCAATGGCGCTGACCTTGTTAAAGGTAATTCAACAACAAATTGGCAAAAGTCTAAACTTACTGATGATTACGGTAAAGCGATCGAATCATCTGAACAGTCAATAGAAGCTGTTTTAAGACACGCTAACTCATCTATGATTATTCATATTACTAATGCAAAAGATGCGCCAGAAAAGGCGGATATAGGCACGTTAGAGAAGCCCGGACAAGATGGTGTTGATGACGGTTCTTCGTTCGATGAATCAACTTATACATCAAGCAAATCTGGTGTGTTAGTTGTTTATGTTGTTGATAATAATACTGCTCGTGCAACATGGTACCCAGATGATTCAAACGATGAGTACACAAAATACAAAATCTACGGCACGTGGTACCCGTTTTATAAAAAGAATGATGGAAACTTAACTAAGCAATTTGTTGAAGAAATATCTAACAACACACTGAATCAAGCTAAACAGTATGTAGATGGTAAGTTACAAAGTATAAGTTGGCAACAACATAAGTTAACAGAACATAACGGTCAATCAATCCAAAAGAACTTATATAACGCCAAAGGTAATTTAGAAGCATTGGGCGCTGGGAATTATTACGTAACAAGTGTGCCTGATTTACCAGGTAGCGTTGAAAGTTATGAGGGTTATTTATCGGTATTCGTTAAAGATGATACAAACAAGCTATTTAACTTCACACCTTATAACTCTAAAAAGATTTACACACGATCAATCACAAACGGCAGACTTGAGCAACAGTGGACAGTTCCTAATGAACATAAATCAACGGTATTGTTCGACGGTGGCGCAAATGGTGTAGGTACAACAATCAATCTAACTGAACCGTACACAAACTATTCTATTTTGTTGGTAAGTGGAACTTATCCAGGTGGCGTTATTGAGGGATTCGGACTAACTGCATTACCTAACGCGATTCAATTGAGTAAAGCGAATGTAGTTGACTCAGACGGCAACGGTGGCGGTATTTATGAGTGCTTACTATCCAAAACAAGTAGCACTACTTTAAGAATAGATAACGATGTGTACTTTGATTTAGGTAAAACATCAGGTTCTGGAGCGAATGCCAACAAAGTTACTATAACTAAAATTATGGGGTGGAAATAATGAAAATCACAGTAAACGATAAAAACGAAGTTATCGGATTCGTTAATACTGGCGGTTTACGCAATAGTTTAGATGTAGATGATAACAATGTGCCTATTAAATTTAAAGAAGAGTTCGAACCTAGAAAGTTTGTTTTCACAAACGGCGAAATTAAATACAATAGCAATTTCGAAAAAGAAGACGTACCGAATGCATCAAACCAACAAAGTGCGTCAGATTTAAGTGATGAGGAACTTCGCGGAATGGTTGCGAGTATGCAAATGCAGGTGGCACAAGTAAACGTATTAACAATGGAATTAGCTCAACAAAACGCTATGTTAACACAACAGTTGACTGAACTGAAAACTAACAAAACAAGTACTGAGGGGGACGTTTAAATAATGAAGATGATTTATCCAACTTTTAAAGACATTAAAACTTTTTATGTTTGGGGTTACTATAAAAACGAGCAAATTAAGTGGTACGTAGACAAGGGTTTAATCGATAAAGAAGAATACGCTTTAATCACTGGAGAAAAATATCCAGAAACAAAAGATGAAAAGTCACAGGTGTAATGCTTGTGGCTTTTTAATTTGAATAAAGTGGGTGGCATAATGTTTGGATTTACCAAACGACATGAACAAGATTGGCGTTTAACGCGATTAGAAGAAAATGATAAGACTATGTTTGAAAAATTCGACAGAATAGAAGATAGTCTTAGAGCGCAAGAAAAGATTTATGACAAATTAGATAGAAATTTTGAAGAATTAAAGCGCGACAAGGTAGAAGATGAAAAGAATAAAGAAAAGAATGCCAAGAATATTAGAGACATAAAAATGTGGATTCTAGGTTTGATAGGGACTATCTTCAGTACGATTGTCATAGCTTTACTAAGAACTGTTTTTGGTATTTAAAGGAGGTGATTACCATGCTTAAAGGGATTTTAGGATATAGCTTCTGGGCGTGCTTCTGGTTTGGTAAATGTAAATAACAGTTAAGAGTCAGTGCTTCGGCACTGGCTTTTTATTTTGATTGAAATGAGGTGCATACATGGGATTACCTAATCCGAAAAATAGAAAGCCCACAGCTAGTGAAGTGGTTGAATGGGCGTTATATATCGCTAAAAACAAAATAGCTATTGATGTACCTGGTTCTGGAATGGGAGCACAATGCTGGGATTTACCTAATTATTTACTCGATAAATATTGGGGATTTAGAACATGGGGAAATGCTGATGCTATGGCTCAGAAATCTAATTATAGAGGTAGAGATTTCAAGATAATTAGAAATACAAAAGACTTTGTACCACAACCAGGCGACTGGGGTGTTTGGACTGGTGGTTGGGCAGGTCATGTGAACATTGTAGTAGGGCCATGCACAAAAGACTATTGGTATGGTGTGGATCAAAACTGGTATACAAATAATGCAACAGGAAGTCCGCCGTATAAAATCAAACACTCTTATCATGATGGACCAGGTGGAGGAGTTAAATATTTTGTTAGACCACCATATCATCCGGAGAAATCTACGCCGGCACCTAAACCAGAAGATGATAGTGATGATAACGAAAAAAATAATAAAAAAGTTCCAATTTGGAAAGATGTAACAACTATAAAGTACACTATTTCTAGCCAAGAGGTTAATTATCCAGAATATATTTATCACTTTATAGTAGAAGGTAATCGACGACTCGAAAAACCTAAAGGAATAATGATTAGAAACGCACAAACGATGAGCTCGGTAGAAAGTTTATATAACAGTAGGAAGAAATACAAACAGGATGTAGAATATCCCCACTTTTATGTTGACAGACATAATATTTGGGCACCTAGAAGAGCTGTATTTGAAGTTCCTAATGAACCTGATTATATAGTTATAGACGTATGTGAAGATTATAGTGCGAGTAAAAATGAATTTATTTTTAATGAGATTCACGCAATGGTTGTAGCTGTAGATATGATGGCCAAATATGAGATACCTCTAAGTATTGAAAATTTAAAAGTAGACGACAGCATTTGGCGTTCGATGTTGGAACATGTTAATTGGAATATGATTGACAACGGTGTTCCCCCTAAAGATAAATACGAAGCATTAGAAAAGGCATTACTTAATATATTTAAAAACAGAGAAAAATTATTAAATTCTATAACTAAACCAACAGTAACAAAATCTAGAATAAAAGTTATGGTAGATAATAAAAACGCTGATATAGCGAATGTAAGAGACTCATCACCAACAGCTAATAATGGCTCGGCATCTAAACAACCGCAGATCATAACAGAAACGAGTCCTTATACATTCAAACAAGCACTGGATAAACAAATGGCAAGAGGTAACCCGAAAAAATCTAATGCTTGGGGTTGGGCTAACGCTACACGAGCACAAACGAGTTCAGCAATGAATGTTAAACGAATATGGGAAAGTAACACGCAGTGCTACCAAATGCTTAATTTAGGCAAGTATCAAGGCGTTTCAGTTAGTTCGCTTAATAAGATACTTAAAGGTAAGGGGACATTGAATAATCAAGGTAAAGCGTTCGCAGAAGCTTGTAAAAAGCACAACATTAATGAAATTTATTTAATCGCGCATGCTTTCTTAGAAAGTGGATATGGAACAAGTAACTTCGCTAACGGAAAAGATGGAGTATACAACTACTTCGGTATTGGCGCTTACGACAACAATCCTAACTACGCAATGACGTTTGCTAGGAATAAAGGTTGGACATCTCCAGCAAAAGCAATCATGGGCGGTGCTAGCTTCGTAAGAAAGGATTACATCAACAAAGGACAGAATACACTGTACAGAATCAGATGGAATCCTAAGAATCCAGCTACGCACCAATACGCTACTGCTATAGAGTGGTGCCAACATCAAGCTAGTACAATCGCTAAGCTATATAAACAAATCGGCTTAAAAGGTATCTACTTTATAAGAGATAAATATAAATAAAGAGGTGTATAAATGTACAAAATAAAAGATGTTGAAACGAGAATAAAAAATGATGGTGTTGACTTAGGTGACATTGGCTGTCGATTTTACACTGAAGATGAAAATACAGCATCTATAAGAATAGGTATCAATGACAAACAAGGTCGTATCGATCTAAAAGCACATGGCTTAACACCTAGATTGCATTTGTTTATGGAAGATGGCTCTATATTCAAAAATGAGCCCCTTATTATGGACGATGTTGTAAAAGGGTTCATTACCTACAAGATACCTAAAAAGGTTATCAAACACGCTGGTTATGTTCGTTGTAAGCTGTTTTTAGAGAAAGAAGAAGAAAAAATACATGTCGCGAACTTTTCTTTCAATATCGTTGATAGTGGCATTGAATCTGCTGTAGCAAAAGAAATCGATGTTAAATTGGTAGATGATGCTATTACGAGAATTTTAAAAGATAACGCGACAGATTTATTGAGCAAAGACTTTAAAGAGAAAATAGATAAAGATGTCATTTCTTACATCGAAAAGAATGAAAGTAGATTTAAAGGTGCGAAAGGTGATAAAGGCGAACCGGGACAACCTGGAGCAAAAGGTGAAGCAGGTAAAAAAGGAGAACAAGGCGCACCCGGTAAAAACGGTACTGTAGTATCAATCAATCCTGACACTAAAATGTGGCAAATTGATGGTAAAGATACAGATATCAAAGCAGAACCTGAGTTATTGGACAAAATCAATATCGCAAATGTTGAAGGGTTAGAAAATAAATTGCAAGAAGTTGAAAAAATCAAAGATACAACTCTCAACGACTCTAAAACGTATACGGATTCAAAAATTGCTGAACTAGTTGATAGCGCGCCTGAATCTATGAATACATTAAGAGAATTAGCAGAAGCAATACAAAACAACTCTATTTCAGAAAGTGTATTGCAACAGATTGGCTCAAAAGTTAGTACAGAAGATTTTGAGGGATTCAAGCAATCATTAAACAGTTTGTATGCAGATAAAAATCATAGTCATACAATCAAACAGATTGAAGGATTAGAAAATGCTTTATCAAAAAAATCAGACATAAATCACAGTCATGATGAACGTTATCTTTTATCATCAAATGCTTTTACAAAAGAGGAAGCAGATAAACTTTATCAACCTATCGGTTCTTCGCAGCCGTCACTGAATATTTGGACAGGCAGTGAAACAGAATATAATTATTTGTATCAAAAAGACCCTAATACACTTTATTTAATTAAGGGGTGATTTTTATGGAAGGTAATTTTAAAAATGTAAAGAAGCTTATTTACGAAGGCGAAGCATATACAAAAGTATATGCTGGAAATATCCAAATATGGAAAAAGCCTTCATCTTTTGTAATAAAACCCTTACCTAAAAATAAATATCCGGATAGCATAGAAGATTCAACAGCAAAATGGACAATAAATGGAGTTGAACCTAATAAAAGTTATCAGGTGACAATAGAAAATGTACGTAGCGGTATAATGAGGATTTCGCAAACTAATTTAGGGTCAAGTGAATTAGGAATATCAGGAGTCAATAGCGGAGTTGCAAGTAAAAATATCAACTTTAGTAATCCTTCAGGGATGTTGTATGTCACTATAAGTGATGTTTATTCAGGATCTCCGACATTGACCATTGAATAATTTTAAACGACTAATTTTTTAGTCGTTTTTTATTTTGGATAAAAGGAGTAAACAAATGGATATCGGTACAATCGTAAGAACAATTTTATTAATAGTCGCATGGATCAATCAGTTTTTAGCAATCAAACATATTTCTCCAATCCCAGTTGACGAAGTGTTTATAAGCACAGTCGTTACTGGGATTGTTTCAATTTGGACGTGGTGGAAGAATAACAACTTTACTCACGCATCTAAGAAAGGGCAACAAAAAATTTATGAAGTAAAAGCTGGCATTCAGTCAACTGGTGGCGCACCTAAAGTGAACGGAGATGATAACAATGCCGTCGGTTAGGACATACAGTCAAGCTATTAGTTATCTTAAAAGTTTAGAGGGTAAGGCGTGGAATCCAGACAATGCATTTGGATGTCAATGCTTCGATACTGCTAACCAATATTGGCTTTACTTATTTAATCACAGGTTGAAAGGTGTGGGCGCTGCAGACATTCCAACATGGAATGATTTCACTAACGAGGCAACCGTTTACGAAAATACTGTGTCGTTTCAAGCATTGCCTGGCGACGTCGTTATTTTTAACCGTAATTATGGTGGTGGTTATGGTCATGTAGGTATTGTAATAAGCGCTACGTTAGATTCTATAACTATTTTAGAGCAGAACTGGCTAGGCGGTGCTTACTGGAGTCCACCAGAAGTTACTACAAGACGCACACACGGCTACGACTTCCCTATGTGGTTTATCCGTCCATTCTACGCAAAAGAAACGACCGCTAATAAGCTAAGAAGCGCAGTGAAGCCAGTTAAACAAGATAAGTTATCAAAAGGTAAAAAAATCATGCTTGTGGCTGGTCATGGTATTGGTGCATACTCTAACGACCCAGGTGCCGTTGCGAATGGAGAAAACGAAAGAGATTTTAACCGTAAAAATATTATACCTAGAGTGAAAAAGTATCTTGAGTCAGTAGGCAACACAGTATTGTTATACGGTGGCAACTCGATGAATCAAGATTTATATCAAGATACATTGTACGGTCAACGTGTTGGAAACTATAAAGATTATGGCATGTACTGGATTAAAAGTGAAGTCAAACCGGATGCAATCATAGAGTTTCATTTAGATTCTGCTAGCCCACAAGCAAGTGGCGGGCATGTAATCATTAGCGATCGTTTCCCAGCTGATGACATTGACAAGGCATTAAGTAGTGCATTAGATAAAACAGTGGGTAAAATAAGAGGTGTGACACCTAGAGGGGATTTATTGAACGCTAACGTGTCTGCTGATCTTAATCTTAATTATCGTTTAATCGAATTAGGTTTTATCACATCTACGAAAGATTTAAACTACATTAAAAACAATTTAGACAGCTTCACGAAGCGGATTGCTGAAGCCATTAACGGCAGACAAATTGATGCGCCAAGTAGTAAGCCAAGCGCTGACAAAATAACATGGAATTGGAAAGGCGTATTTTATCCTAATCCAGAAAAAGCTATAAGAGTCAGAAAAACAGCTGGATTAACCGGCACAGTCGTTGAAGAAGATTCATGGCTATACACAAAAGATGATTGGGTAAAATTCGACCAAGTCATTAAAAAAGATGGCTACTGGTGGATTAGATTCAAATATCAACGTGAGGGCTCTAGTACTAACAATTTCTATTGTGCAGTGTGTAGAATTACTGATAAGGAACAAAAGATTAAAAATGAAAAATATTGGGGCACGATTGAGTGGGCTTAATAGGTTGTACCTATAAAAAGAAAAGAGGTAGGTTATTTTCTTCCTACCTCTAAAAATGATTATCTTTCTATTGTTATATGAGTTATATCTTTAGGACTAATCAGTCTATTTTTTACATTAGAATCTTGATCTCCTACCTTGCCATATACTTTTTCATCAGAAGGATCTTTACTATGGATAGTTACTTTATCACCGACTTTAACAATATGCTTTTCTTTTAATTTATCTACTAATTTTTTCCATGCATCATTTGCCTCTATTGTGTTTCCGTTTGGATTAACTCTTGTAATATCGACACGGTTAACGCTATCAGGACTAACGGTGCTGTTATTAGTATTACTAAGATTATCTAAGTTCGCAGTCCCAGAAATTTCGCTCTCTCCACCGTTTTTTAATTTATATTTTACTTTAATCGTTTCTTTGTCTGTTTTATCAATGATATTTGCGTCTTTTAAAGCGTCTCTTACATTTTTCCACAATTCGCTATCTGTTATTTCAGAAGCTTTTGCAACGTTATTAATACCATTATAATTTGAAGAAGAATGAAAACCTGAACCTACTGTTGTTAAAACTAAAGCACTTGCTATCAATGTTTTTGTTAATAGTTTTTTATTCATTTTATTTTCTCCTATAACTTATTTGCAATCGATTACAAAGTAATTTTAGAATTATTATTTATGTAAATCAATTAAATAATTATTAACAAATCCATAAAATTTTATCATTGAAATATAATAATTTTGAGCTAGAAATATTCGTCATTTATGCTATAATCGTTTTAGACACAGCAATGTGTTCAAATTTTCATCTATTCGTAAGTTAGCCTTCGGGCTGACTTTTTATTTCCATTATTCACATGTTAATCTTGTTGTTGTTTAGGCAGGTACTTCGGTACTTGCCTATTTTTTTATGCAAATTTTAAAAAACACTTGACTAATAAACATTTGTTTAGTATAATTATATTTGTAGGTTAGTTGATGACTTACAAATTATGTGTAAGGAGGTGAAAAGCCTCATGCTAGACATAATAAAAACACTTCTAGAACATCAAGTATTGGCAGTACTGATAATTCCAGAAGTGTTAAAACAACTTAGAGAATGGCATCTCGGCTACCTAGACCGAAAGCCAAACAACAAAGATTAACATTATGCTTGGAGCCTGATGGCTCCTCCTTACACTTATATAATATAATATTATTTGGAGGTTTTCAATTATGACAGAACAAATGTATTTAATATTGTTTTTATTAAGCCTACCATTGTTATTATTTATCGGGAGAAAAACACATTTTTATTGTTTAGATAAAAAGAATGGACGTAGATAATATGAGTGATTATAAATTAAAAATAATTGAATTGATCAAAAGTGATATAACAGGTTACCAAATTCACAAACAAACTGGCGTAGCGCAATATGTAATTTCACAATTAAGGCAAGGAAAGCGCGAAGTAGATAACTTAACTTTAAATACAACTGAAAAACTATACAGTTACGCACGACAAGTGTTATAA